CGAGATTAGCTGCAGTCTCGTGGGCTCGGAGATGTGTATAAGAGACAGGTTTAGGGGCTATGTGCCTACCAGAAACAAACAATGCCTTGAAAAGTTCAAAGGCGTTGAAAAACTGAAAACCCGTTCTGAAGTCCAAAACCTTGATGAATACGCCGGTATTCTTGGGGAAGAAACCATCCTGATTGATGTGGACGATGCGGAAACATCTGAACTTTTGTTCAGAATTGTTCAGGATTTAGAACTGAAGTGCAGAGTGTACGCCACCACACGGGGAAAACACTTCTTGTTCAAGAACTGTGGTGTTAAAAAAAGCTGGACGAAATGCACCTTGGCCGTGGGTATCACCACGGATGGAAAGGTTGGAGCCAATAACAGCTATGAAATCTTGAAGTCCGGTGGCGTGGAACGGCCCATTCTGTATGACTTCCCTGAAGGGGAGATTCAGGAACTTCCCAAGTGGCTGACCCCAGTAAAAAGCAACTATGATTTTCCGAACCTTGGGGAAGGTGATGGGCGGAACCAAACCCTGTTCAATTACATTCTGACCCTTCAGAGTGACGATTTCACCAAGGAAGAAGCCCGTGAATGTATCAGGCTGATTAACCGTTATGTGTTGAAGAAGCCCCTTTCCGACAAGGAACTTGATGTGATCCTTCGGGATGATGCCTTCAAGAAAACATCCTTCTTCCGGGATAAAACCTTCCTGTTTGATAAGTTCGCCACCTACCTGAAGAACAACAACCATATTGTGAAGATCAATAACCAGCTTCACATTTACAAGGATGGTATCTATGTTTCCGGGGCCGGTGAAATTGAAGGGGCCATGATCAAGCTGATCAGCAACCTGAAACGGGCGTGGCGTTCGGAAGTCCTGTCCTATCTGGAAATCATGATTGAGGAAAACACCAAAGCCACCAACCCGAATATCATTGCTTTCAGCAACGGCCTTTACAATATCCGGGATGGTTCCTTCAAAGAGTTCACCCCGGATGTGGTCATTACAAACAAAATCCCGTGGCCGTACAACCCCGCCGCCCATGATGATCTGTTGGATCATACCCTGAACCGGCTGGCCTGTGATGATCCTGAAGTTCGGGCCTTGCTGGAAGAAATGGTGGGCTATTGTATGTACCGCCGCAACGAACTTGGCAAAGCCTTCATCCTGATTGGCGATAAGAGCAACGGCAAATCCACCTTCCTTCATGTGGTGAAGAACCTTCTTGGAGATCAGAACATTGCTTCCCTTGACCTGAAGGAATTGGGTGATAGGTTCAAAACCGCTGAACTGTTCGGCAAGCTGGCGAACATCGGTGATGATATTGGTGATGAATTTATTGCCAATGCTTCTGTGTTCAAAAAACTGGTCACAGGTGATCGGGTGAATGTGGAGCGCAAGGGCCAAGACCCCTTTGAGTTCAACAATTATTCCAAGTTCCTGTTCAGCGCCAACAATATTCCCCGTATCAAGGACAAAACCGGAGCCGTTCAGCGGCGTTTGGTGATTGTTCCCTTCGATGCCAAGTTCACCCCCAATGATGCTGACTTCCGCCCGTTCATCAAGGATGAACTGTGTGAACAGGATTCTATGGAATATCTGGCCTTGCTTGGCCTTCAGGGGTTGAAGCGGGTTCTTGGGAACGCACAGTTCACTACTTCCACCAGAGTTCAGGGGCAGTTGGACGAATACGAGGAAAACAACAACCCCATCATTGGGTTTATCAAAGAAATTGGGCTGGATTCCATTGTGAATGAGCCTACCAAGACGGTTTATCGGAAGTATAAGGAATATTGCATTGCAAACAACTTCCAAGCCCTTTCCAACATCGAGTTTTCCAGACAAATCACCAAGCGTTGTGGCTTGGTGATCGTGGATAAGTGGATCAGCCGCCTTGGGAAATGCCGGGTATTTGTAGAAAGTGAGGATGCGGAATGATTCAGATTTTTGATAGTATGACGGAACTGTTGGAAAGCGTTCCCAAGGAAAACATGACCTTTGAAATGTGCAATGCGTTTGTGAAGGCGTGGGGGAAAATTCATGGATATGGCGGTGGGAAGTCTGAAGTTCATCCCTTCACCATGTATCCGAAAATCATGGTCAGCGTAAGTGGTGGGGCAGATTCCGATATTGTCCTTGATCTGGTGGAACGGATTGGCTACCCATTAAGTGAAGTTCATTATGCGTTCTTTGATACCGGCCTTGAATTTGCCGCTACAAAACGCCACTTGGAATATTTGGAACAGAAGTATGGAATTACGATTGAACGCTATCGGGCTAAAATTCCGGTTCCCCTTGGAGTTAAAAAATATGGGGTTCCCTTTTTAAGCAAAAAGATCAGCAATAATATTCAACGCCTTCAGAAGCATGGGTTTAAGTGGGAAGATAAGCCATTTGAAGAACTATATGCGGAATATCCCCGTTGTAAATCGGCCTTGCGCTGGTGGTGTAACCAATGGGGCGAAAAGTCCAAATTAAACATTTCAAACCGGAAATGGTTAAAGGAATTTATGATTGCCAATCCACCAGATTTCCCCATATCGTCGGGATGCTGTGATGGAGCTAAAAAGGGAACGGCAAAGATGGTGGAAAAAATCATCAATCCCGATCTTTCTATTCAAGGGGTACGAAAGGCAGAAGGTGGAATCAGATCAACCGCATACAAGTCATGTTTTGATGAAATTTGCGGTGAAGCGGATCAGTTTAGGCCCATCTTTTGGTTCAAAAAGGACGATAAAAAGGCGTATGAAGAAGCGTTTGGGATTGTTCATTCTGACTGTTATTGCAAATATGGACTTGATCGGACAGGTTGCGCTTGTTGCCCATTTGGAAAGTTTTTTGAAAGAGAACTTGCCGTTGCTGAACAATTTGAACCAAATCTTTATAGAGCCGCTATTCATGTGTTTGGAAAATCCTATGAATACACCCGGCAATATAGAGAATTTCAAAAGAAAATGGAAGGTGGCGCAGAATGAGTGGTTCCAAGAAGGTGTTCACCACATTAGGCAGTTCCAACCATGTTCCTGAAGAACGAGAAGCATTTGATTACTACGCCACCGATCCAAGGGCCGTGGAAATGCTTCTGGAACTGGAACAGTTTTCCCCGGTCATTTGGGAACCGGCCTGTGGTGAAGGCCACATTTCCAAGGTGCTTCAGGCCCACGGTTATGAAGTCATTTCAACCGATCTGATTTACCGGGGCTTCGGTGATCCTGAACCGCTGGATTTCCTGAAGGAAACGCTGGACGATTTTGAAGGCGATATAATCACAAACCCGCCGTATTCAATGGGGCTTGAATTTGTTCAAAGGGCGCTTGAAAGCGTCCACCCCGGTGGAAAAGTGGCTATGTTCCTGAAGGTTCAGTTCTTGGAGGGGCAAAAACGGGGTGAGTTCTTCAAGCGTACCCCCCCCCCGAAAGGTTTATATCAGCCGTTCCCGGCTGGCCTGTTATAAAAACGGTGATATGACCGGGAAACCGGAAAGCGCCATTGCCTATGCGTGGTATGTGTGGGAAAAGGGCTTCACCGGTGATCCGGTGATCAAATGGTTCAACTGAAAGAAAGGATGATTTCAATGTTACCTAAAACCAAAACGGAACGCCATTCCGATATTTGCAAGGAAATCAATGCCTTGTACGCACGAAAAAATCATGACTATGGTGACAGCTTTCACCAGACCTTCACGGAAGAAGGAATGGCAATGCCCCGGATCAGACTTGGGGATAAGCTGGCCCGGTTTAAGAGCCTGACCAAATCCGGGGTTCAGGAAGTAAAGGATGAATCTATCCGTGATACCCTGATTGACCTTGCCAATTACGCCATTATGACCGTTCTTGAATTGGACGATCAGAAAGCGGAGGAACACGCCGATGAACGCTAACCGTTATATGCGGGATTCCTTGCGAACCGCTGACCGTTCCAACATGGATCGGCTGAAGCTGGAATGTGCCTTGGGCCTTTGCGGTGAAGCCGGTGAAGTGGCCGAACAGGTGAAGAAGCATTTCTTCCACGGCCATGAACTGGATAAGCGCCACATGATTGAAGAACTTGGTGATGTGGCTTGGTATTTGGCCGTTCTGTGTGATGCTATTGGTTCTGACCTTGATACGGTCATGGAAGAAAACTTGAAAAAGCTGGAACAGCGTTACCCTGAAGGGTTCGATCCTTACCGGTCACAGCACCGGAATGAATTGGGAGGTTGAAGAAAATGAAAATTATCAAGCCTGATGTGCAGTTCATCACCCCGATTGATGGGGCCACTATTCTGAAGCGGCTGGAACAATGTGGCCGTGTCTGCTACAAGTCCGAGGACAAAATCACGGAAGGTTCCGCTGAAAAGTTCGTTGCCGGGATCATCAAGCGTGGGCATGAAGCGGTTTTGGAACATTGTTCCTTCACGGTGAAGTTCATTTGTGATCGTGGGGTTTCTCATGAGATCGTCCGCCACCGGATGGCTTCTTACTGTCAGGAATCCACCCGCTATTGCAACTACGGCAAGGGCAAGTTCGGTGAGGAAATCACAGTGATTGAACCTTGCTTCTGGCCTGAAGGTTCTGATTTGTATTGGACATGGAAAAACGCTTGTCTGATCTCTGAACAATGCTATTTTTCTTTGTTGAAATCAGGAGCCACCCCGCAAGAAGCCCGTTCCGTTCTGCCCAACAGCCTGAAAACGGAAGTGGTCATGACGGCCAACATTCGTGAATGGCGGCATTTCCTGAAGTTGCGCTGTCCACCCGCCGCACACCCGCAGATGCGGGAAGTGGCCCTGATCCTGTTGGACAAGGTTCACGCCCTGATTCCGGTTTGCTTCGATGATATTTGGAGTGAATACCATGCCGATGTTTAAGAAGTCCGGTGGTAAAATTTTCGCCGTTCAGTTCAACAAAGCTGAAGAACGGGCCTTGGATCAGGAAATCAAGAAACAGATTGTGGAAAATGATCGGGCCTTTGACATGGACAAAGAATCATCCATCCTGTGGATGCTTCACACCCAATTTGGCTTTGGCCCAAAGCGCCTGAAGCTGGCGTGGAAGCTGTTCTATGCCGAAACCTTGAAGCTACGGGAACATTACCTGATGGAACAAGCCGATGATGGGTGGCTTGCCCGTCAAAAGCTGAAGGACATTGGGTGTGACATTGAAGAATGGTACAGAGAAGAAGGAGGGAAAACCGATGCCTAAACCTTGGGAAAATGCTGAAGGGTATCATGATCCGACAGCCTACCACGGCACAAAGAATATCATCCGTGACGAGGATGAACAGCAGAAGCGGGTGAACACCTTGATCTTCGTCCTGAAGTACATCACCCGTTTGGCGGGGTTTGAACTTCTGAACCGCATTGAAATCAAAGACCGTAAGACCGGGAGGGAATACCGATGATGAATAAGCCTTGCCCTTTCTGTGGCGGAGAACCCTTTTTTCTGGATAATGATGGGTGGTATTGGATTCGTTGCAGAAAATGTGGGGTTGAAACGCCCGGATCAGATATAAGAGAAATAGCGGAAAATCAATGGAATAGGCGGGTGAATGACGATGAAAAATAAACCGTGTCCTTTTTGCGGAGCTGATTTGGTTCAGGAAAACCGGCTGAACCCGCTTGCAAAGAAATATGCGGATATTCCGTTCAGAACCTTCTATGTTCACCCTAAAAACGGTTGCTTCTTGGAAGCGTTGACGTTGAGGGGTGAGCAGTTGGAGAAGTGGAACACCCGGAACACCTAAACAGGTGCTTCTTCAGTAGGGGTTGGAACAGCGGCCTTCAATATATGTGGAATGATGTTGAAGGCCCTGAAACCCTTGCAATGCCTTGATTTTCTGTGAAATCCTTCAACATTCAACATTCAACAGATTACTTCAATTATTTAGAAGAAAAAATATATAGTATATGAAGAATGTAATAATAGTGAAGAAGGCGCTTCTGATCTTGAATGTTGAAGAATTTTCCGAAAACCCTTGATATACCGGCGTTTGATGCCCTTCAACATTTATTCCAGAAAGGATGTGTTACATAGTGAATGACAAAGACCTTTCCCAACAGGTCAAAGAATACTTTGCCCAAATCAGGAAAACGGATCGTTTGATCCATCGGCTTGATAGTACCATTGCAACCTTGCGTTCCAGCTTGACTTCTACCGGAAGCCAACTGAAGCAGGACAAGGTTCAGACTTCAGGCCCCAAGAATACCCTTGAAGAAACCATCACCAAGATCATTGACCTTGAAGCCAAGATCAATGCCCGGATTGATGAACTTGTGAGCATGAAACAGGAAGCGTTCACCATGATCAACCGGATTCCTGACCTTGATCAGCAAAATATTTTGATCGGGCGCTATATTCAGTTGAAAAAATGGGAAGATATTTCTGAAGAACTGAATTATTCTATGCAATGGGTTTTTGAACTTCACGGAAAGGGTTTACTTGCTTTTGCCAAGGCAAACAGCGACTTTCTAAACAACCGAGAAAACCAGAGTACCACCGGTTCCAAACAGAGTAAAGAATCGGTAGAATAGTAAATAAGAAATTGCGCCTACGGGAAACCGGGGCGCTTTTTCTATGCCTGATGAAAGGGGTGAATACCTGTGACACCAAGACAGCGGAAGTTCTGTGATGAATACCTGATCAGCGGCAATGCTACGGATGCGGCAATCAAGGCGGGGTATTCGCCCAAGACCGCAAAGCAGACGGGTTCTGAAAACCTTGCAAAACCTGACTTGAAAGCGTACATCGAAACCGAACTTGAAAAACTTCATTCGGCCAAGATCGCTGATGCTGAAGAAGTCATGAAATACCTGACTTCGGTAATGCGGGGGGAACATACTGAAGAAATCCCGATCCTGTGCGGTGACGGTTGCCAAGAGTTGACGCAGAAAGAGGTTGGAGCCAAAGAAAGGCTGAAGGCCGCTGAACTGATCGGCAAGCGTTATGGTATGTTCACGGACAAGGTAGGTGTGGAAGGAGCCGTTCCGGTGATTATCACGGGGGATGATCAACTTGAAGATTAGCCCACAGGCCAAGCGGGTTCACCTTCCTGAAGTGGTTGGCAAGGGTTACGGAACCTTCTGGAACTTCAAAGGCCGTTACCGGGTGTGTAAGGGAAGCCGTGCTTCCAAGAAATCCAAGACAACGGCCCTGAACATCATCAAACGGATGATGCAATACCCGGAAGCCAATACCCTTGTGGTTCGCAAGGTGTTCAGAACCTTGAAAGATTCCTGTTTCACTGAACTGAAATGGGCAATCAACCGCCTTGGGGTTTCAGCCTATTGGGAAATCAAGGAAAGCCCCCTTGAAATGACCTACCTTCCCACCGGTCAGAAGATTTACTTTCGGGGCCTTGATGATTCCCTGAAGGTCACTTCAATTACGGTTGAAATTGGCTATCTGTGCTGGTGCTGGATTGAAGAAGCATACGAAATCATGAATGAAGCTGATTTTGATATGCTGGATGAATCCATCCGTGGTGCTATCCCGGAAGAAACCGGCCTGTTCAAGCAAATCACGCTGACATTCAACCCGTGGAACGAAAAGCATTGGATCAGGAAACGCTTCTTCGGTGAAGTCACCGGCAAGGATGCCCAAGGAAACCCCACATACAAGTTTCATGATAGCTGGATCAGCCCGGACGGGCAGATTTACGCCACAACCACTAATTACCTGTGTAATGAATGGCTGGACACGGCGGATTTGAAGGTGTTCAACACCATGAAGGAAAACAACCCCCGCCGCTACAAGGTGGCTGGCCTTGGGGGTTGGGGCATTGTGGATGGCCTGATTTTCGATAATTGGCGGGAAGAAGCCTTTGATTATCTGGCTATTTCCAAGAAGCCTGATGTGAAAAGCGCCTTCGGCCTTGACTTCGGTTATACCAACGATCCCACGGCCCTGTTCTGTGGGCTGGTGAGTGAGAAGGAAAGAACCATTTGGGTGTTTGATGAACTGTATGAAAAGGCCCTGACGAACCGGGCAATCTGTGACCGGATCACCGGCATGGGCTACGGCAAGGAACGGATCAAGGCCGATTGTGCCGAACCCAAGAGCATTGATGAATTGCGGGATGCTGGCCTTCATCGTATCAGAGCCGCCCGGAAGGGCAAGGACAGCGTGAACAACGGAATCCAGTACATTCAGGGTTACACCATCATTGTTCATCCCCGATGCGTGAACTTCATCACAGAGATTTCAAACTACACATGGGCAGAAGATAAGTTCGGGGCCAAGATCAATGTTCCCATTGATGATTTCAACCACCTGATGGACGCTATGCGTTACGGGCTGGAAGATATGTTGGTTGGCCCCGCCTTCAGCTTCGACTAACAACATGATAGTAACAAAACACACGAAAAACACACGGTTTCCGTGTGTTTGCGTTTATTAAGCAATGAAGAAAGGCGGTAAGTGAATATGTTTCTGGATAACGCTATGGAGCGTATCAACCGCCTGATCCTTCAGGGTGGGCGAAACGGCATGACTGAACTTCAGTTTTACGCCGCTGAAATCCGTGAATGGAAGAACAGCCTGAAGCGCATGGATCAGATCAAAGGCGCTGACTATTATGAAGGCCGTCATGACATTCTGAACCGGAAGCGCACAATCATTGGTGCTGATGGCAAACTTCAGGAAGTGGACAATCTTCCGAACAACCGCCTGATTGATAACCAATATGCCCTGATGGTGGATCAGAAAACCAACTACCTTGTGGGCAAGCCCTTCACGGTGAACTGTCAGAATAAAGCCTATGCGGACGCTTTGAACGATGTGTTCAATAAGCGGTTCCATCGGCTTCTGAAGTATGTTTGTGAAGATGCCTTGAATGGTGGCCTTGGCTGGTTGTTCCCGTTCTATGACAAAAAGGGCAATCTGGCCTTCAAACATTTCCCGGCCTATGAAGTTCTTCCGTTTTGGGCGGACGATGATCACACCATTCTTGATTCTGCTATCCGTCTTTACCCGCAGGAAGTGTGGGATGGATATACCAAGAAAATCATTGAACGGGTTGAACTGTTCAAGACTGATGGCCTTTACCGGTATATCTATGATGGAAGCGAACTAAAGCCTGATGTGGAAGCCGGGGAACATGAAAGCTACTTCACCATTGAGGAAGAAGGCAAGGAACCCACCGAATTGAATTGGGAACGGATTCCGCTGATCCCGTTCAAGTATAACAAGCAGGAAATCCCCCTGATTCGCCGTGTGAAAACCCTTCAGGACGGAATCAACACCATGATTTCCGACTTTGAAAACAATATGCAAGAGGACGCACGGAACACCATCCTGATCCTGAAGAATTACGATGGTGAAAATCTTGGTGAGTTCCGCCGCAACCTTGCCACCTTCGGAGCCGTGAAGGTTCGTGATGATGGTGATGTTACCACCCTGACGGTGGAAGTCAATTCCGAGAACTACAAGGCCATTTTGGATGTGTTCAAGAAAGCCCTGATTGAAAATGCCCGTGGCTACGATGCCAAAGATGATCGCCTGTCCGGGAACCCCAATCAGATGAACATTCAATCCATGTATTCTGACATTGACCTTGACGCAAACGGCATGGAAACCGAGTTCCAAGCGGCCTTTGAAGAACTGTTGTGGTTCATCAACAACCACTTCAGCAACACCGGCGTTGGAGATTTCACGGATGATGTGGCGATTGTGTTCAACAGGGATATTCTGATCAATGAATCGGAATCCATTGAAAACTGTTCCAAGTCCGTTGGTATTCTGTCCAATGAAACCATTGTGGAACAGCACCCGTGGGTTACGGATGTTGAAGCAGAAATGGCCCGGTTGCAGAAGGAAAAGGAAGAAGCTATGGCACAGGCACAGGAATACGCCGGGGCCTTCCAGACCGGCAACCCGAACCAAGGTGATAATGGTGGGGGCGAATAACCCCCGCCGTTTCACAATATACGCCGGGGCAGACATTGAGTGTGGCGGGGTGCTATTACTCCTACCCGCCAAAGGGTGAAATTCCCTTCCCCGGCCCATCATGGCCCGTTAGTCAAGTGGTTAAGACACCGCCCTTTCACGGCGGTAACGCCGGTTCGATCCCGGCACGGGCTACCAAGGCCACAAAGGAAGGAACCAAAATTCAGCAAGGCGCAAGCCCCTATGAAGAAACAGCGTGGCCTAATAAGCTGAAGTGGATGGAATAGGCAGACACGGCGGATTCAAAATCCGTTGCCGCAAGGCGTGTGGGTTCAAATCCCACCTTCAGCACCATTTTTCAGGATTGGAGGAACCGCCCATGAGAAATGCGGACTATTGGCGTGGACGGTTTTCCATCTTGGAGGACAGCGCCCACCGAGAAGCCCAGCGAACCATTCAGGATATGGAAAAACTGTATTTGGATGCCCAGCGTTCAGTTCAGAAGGAAATTGAAAGCTGGTATGCCCGTTTTGCGGTGAACAACCAAATCAGCCTGACCGATGCCCGAAAATGGCTGACCGCTGGACAGCTTGAAGAATTTCATTGGAGCGTTGAACAGTATATCAAGATCGGTGAACAGGCCGGGTTGGATGCGGCATGGCTGAAGAAGCTGGAAAATGCGTCCGCCCGGTTCCACATTTCCCGCCTTGAAGCTGTTCAGACGGGTATTCAGCAACAGCTTGAATTGCTATATGGCAATCAGGTTGATAGTTTGGATGCCCTGTTGAAGAAGGTTGTGGGCAATGGCTACACCCGCACGGCCTTTGAGGTTCAGAAGGGCGTTGGCCTTGGTTGGGATATTACCGGGCTGGATCAGAAGAAACTTGAAACCTTGCTTTCAAAGCCTTGGACAACGGACGGACGAACCTTCCGGGATCGCTGTTGGTTGAACAAGAATGATCTGGTTGGTTCGGTCAGCAAGAGCCTGACCCAAGGGCTTCTTCGGGGTGATTCCCCGTCCAAGATCACCACGGCTATTCAGAAGCAGTTCGGGGTTCATCGGTATAAGGCGGGGCGGTTGGTCAACACCGAAACCACCTATTTCAACGCCGTTGCCACCAAGGAATGTTATAAGGATTTGGATGTTGAAATGGTGGAAATTATTGAAACGCTGGATTCCCATACCTGTTCCATTTGTGGTGGGTTTGATGGTAAGGTGATCCCCATTTCCCAATATGAACCCGGCGTGACTGTGCCGCCCTTCCACCCCAACTGTCGAGGAACCACGGCCCCGGCCATTGATCCCAAGTATGCCGGTGAAAGAGCCGCCCGGAACGCTGATGGGGATGTGTACTATGTTCCCGCCAACATGAAATATGCTGATTGGGTTCAGACCTTCGTGAACGGTGGTTCCAAGGCTGGCTTGACCGTTGCAACCGGGGCCGGTGTTGCCAAAACGCTTCGTGACTACAACACCGAGTTTGGAAAGAAGTTCGGCAAAGACCATTATGATCAGATTCGTGACCGTGTGGACGCTTGCCAAAGCCCTGACCTTCAGGCCGCTTGGGATAAGTATGAAAACCAAATCAAGGTTGCAAAGGCTGACCATCAAGGCGGTGCATATTGCCAAGGCAAAAATATTTATGTGAATATTGATGCCGATTCTAAAGGCCGTTCTTGGAGCGCCCCTTATGCAACCACCTTCCATGAAAGCGGCCATGCCATTGATGGCCTTGCGGCACAGCTTGGAACCCCGAATGGGCAATGGCATTTTTCTTCTACTTACAAGGGCGGGGCTTTTCCACAAACCATCAAGGATGAAGTGAATGATTGGGTGGATCGGGTTCTTGCTGACATGAAGGCCCATAAAGATGATTTCCCGTATTGGGTACAAAAAGGCTGGATGTCGCAAAACACCGCTGATTATTACATCAAGTATGGTGGGTTCAAGGTAAAAAAATCTTATGCCTATGCCGCCGTTCAAGCGGAAGTGAAGGCATTGACCCCATTGCAGTACGGTGATCTTTCTGATATATTGGAAGGGGCCACCCGTGGAAAAATCCGCTGTGGTATTGGTCATGGTGGTGGTTCCTACTGGACAACCCGAACTTACAACGGGATTGATTGGGGCCTTGGAACTGAAGCCTTTGCGGAAATGACTTCCGCAACCATGACTTCCCCGGAAAGTTTGGCAACCATCAAGAAATATCTTCCCAAGTCCTATGCCATGTATGAAGATATGTTGAAGGTGATTGCAAATCAGCCGTGAAAGGGGTGTTGAAAATGGCTGAACTGATTGAACAATATCTTGAACGATTTCATGAGAACTTCCCCCTGTTCGCCTTGATGGGTGTCGAGGAAGCGGAAGTGGAAGCCATTATTCAGGATTGTTTGGATAAGGGAACCCCTTACCGGCCACCTGAACTGGATGAAAAATCCCTATATTGATGATCTGACCACCCCGGCCTTTGGCCGGTGGTGGTTTTTTCATACCATCGCCGTTTTGGATTTGTGGGCGGTAAACAGAAATCTAAATAAAATCGTGGTTCCTAACCCACGGTAAAAAAGGATTTGGAGGTTATCATTATGACAAAGGAAAATCTGCTGGAATGGGGCTTGACCGAGGAACAGGCCAATAAGGTCATGGAGGGCCTGAACGGTTCCTTCGTTACCAAAAGCCGCTTCAATGAGGTCAACACCGAACTGACCAACGCAAAGAACACGATCAAAGAGCGTGACACCCAGCTTGAAACGCTGAAGAAGTCCACAGGTGACACCAAGGCGCTTCAGGATCAGATCACACAGCTTCAGACCGACAACGCCAACCAGAAGAAGGCCCATGAAGCCGAACTGAAGGCGCTGAAAATCGGCAACGCCGTTGATATGGCATTGACCGGAGCCAAGGCCAAGAACAACACCGCTGTTAAGGCGCTGATGGCTGATTTTCTTGCCAAGGCTGAACTGGCCGATGATGGCACGGTGAAGGGCTTGAGTGACGAAATCAAGAAGCTGGTGGACGGTCAGGACACGGCTTTTCTGTTTGACACCAAGGCCCCTGATAAGAAGTTCAAGGGTGCCAAGCCCGGTGAAAAGAGTGATACACCCCCGGCCGGTGATGATCCTTCCAAAATGACCTATGATGAACTGTGTCAGTATTTGGAAGCCCACCCGGATGCAAAGTTGGACTAACCAACACCCCTACAAATCTTATTTTTAGAAAGGAAGTTTTGAACTATGCCTAACAACAAGTTTGATTCCAAGAGTTTCAATGCTGAAGCGTTCAAGTACATGGTGGCCCGTGTTCCCAACCTGAACATGAACGAAATCAAGAAATCCCGTGCATTGGCCGCAAACCCTGACATTCAGGAAGTGTTCAGCGGTCAGAACGGCACCGCTTACGCCCGTCTTGCCATGCGTGGCCTGATTGACGGTGATGCGGTGAACTATGACGGTTCTACCGACATTACCGCCACTTCCACCAAGACCTTTGAACAGGGCGTTGTGGTGGTTGGCCGTGCCAAGGCATGGAAAGAGCGTGATTTCTCCTATGATGTGACCGGTGGCGTTGATTTCATGGCGAATATCAGCGAACAGGTCGCACAGTACAAGGATGAACTGGATGAAGCCACCATTCTTTCCATCCTGAAGGGCATTTTCGCCATGTCCACCGCCGATGCCAAGAACAAGGAATTTGTGGAGAAGCACACCACCACCGTTTCCGGTGCTATGACCGCCACCACCCTGAATACGGCGGCAAACAAGGCTTGCGGTGCGAACAAGAAGAAGTTCACTTTGGTCTTCTGCCATAGTGATGTTTCCACCGGCCTTGAAAACCTGAACCTGATCGAACGCCTGAAGTACACCGATAAGGATGGGATTCAGCGTGATTTGGAATTGGGTACTTGGAACGGCAAGCTGGTGATCGTCACCGATCAGATGCCCGTTTCTGAAGGCTATTTCGATGCCGATGCCAACACCACCGGCGCTTTGAAGATCGTCGCTTCTGGCACCCCCGCTGATGGTGAAATCCTTCTGTCCAAGGTTACGCCCTACTTCGGTTCCAAGACCCTTGCGGCCAATGATTATGTGGTTGCTGGTGTTCAGTACACCACCTACGCTATGGGCAACGGTGCTTTCTCCTATGAGGACATCGGCGTGAAGGTTCCCTATGAAATGGCCCGTGACCCCAAGACCAATGGCGGTGAGGATTTGCTGTATATGCGTCAGCGTAAGGTTTTCGCCCCCTTCGGTGTGTCCTATGAGAAGAAAACGCAGGCAAGCGCCAGCCCCACGGCGGCTGAACTGGAAAACGGCGGCAACTGGACGCTGGTTCATTCCGGTGAAAGCGCCGCAAGTCAGCGTTCCTACATCAACCACAAGTCCATTCCCATTGCCCGGATTCTTTCCCGTGGCTAAAGGCGGTGAACCCCGTTGCGTGAAAAAGTGGTTGTAATGCTAACGGCCCTTGGCGTGGCGGGGGCCGCTGATGATCCGCTGTTGGATATTGTCTTGAACAATGTTCAATGGCGGATCAAAAACCTTTCCAACCTTTCCGAAATCCCGGAGGGGTTGGAAAGTCTGGCCGTTTCTATGGCCGTGGGCGAATACCTGAACATGAAGAAGTGTTCTGGACAGCTTGAAGGGTTTGATTTGGATGCGGCGGTGAAATCCATTCAGGAAGGTGACACCAACATTACCTTTGCCCTTGGTGAAGGTAGTTCAACCCCTGAACAGAGGTTGAACAGCCTGATTGATTATCTGATCAACGGGCGCATTGGTGAAATCTACCGTTATAGGCGGTTGATATGGTAAATAAGGCCGTGCGAACCGCCTTGGAACGGTTGTGGAAGGATCGGTGTTCTATCTTCATTCGTGAGGAAGTCACCGATCCTGTCACCCACCTGACGGATTCTGAAGAAAAGCCGCTTTTTCAGGATCAGCCGTGCAAGCTGTCTTTTGAAACATTAACTTCAACCAATGGGGATGAAGTGGCAACCGCCCAACAGGTGGTGAAGCTGTTCCTTTCCCCGGATGTGAAGGTTCCCGCAGGATGTAAGATCATTGTCACCCGGCCAAATGATGTGGAACGAACCTTCACCTATTCCCGTTCCGGTGAACCGGGTGTTTTCTCCAACCATCAAGAAATCATGCTTGAACCCTTCAGGGGGTGGGCCTGATGGGAAGATGGGGCCGGTGTGATTACCGGGAACTGAAGAAGTTGGATGAACGCCTTCAACAGCTTTCGGAAGTTGACATGGATCGGCTTTGCCGGGATGCCGCCAAGAAGGTTGCCCAAATCCTTCTGAACAAGGTGAAGAAAAGAACCCCGGTTGGTGTGGTTCCGTCCTATGCTACGGATGAAGCCAAGCAGGAATATTGGGCCGGTTACAGCGGTGGTTCCTTGCGTGATGCTTGGACGATCCTTCCCATTGAAAAACATGGGGATCAGTACACCGTGACCATCATCAACAACTTGAAATATGCGTCCTATGTGGAATACGGCCACCGGCAAACGCCGGGGCGCTATATTCCCGCCTTGGGTAAGACCCTGAAGGCAAGTTGGGTGAAGGGGCGGTTCATGCTGACGATTTCCGAACAGGAAGTGAAAACCTTGGCCCCGTCCATCCTGAATGATATGTTGTATGAAGCCTTGAAGGGGGTGTTCAGTTGATCAATGAAATCATCAAAGGTGTTTCCATGAAGCTGAACGCCACCTTTGGGGCCGGGTACAAAATCTATCAGAATGATGTGGAACAGGGCTTCAAAGAACCCTGTTTTTTCATTGCCGTTCTGAAGCCTGACATTTCCCCGTTGCAAAAGAACCGGTTCATGAACCGGAACCCGCTGGATGTTCACTATTTTCCCACCAGCGGGAGAAACAACGCTGAATTGTTCACTATGGCCGGGGATTTGATGGAATGTTTGGAGTTCATCACCCTTCCCAATGGGGATGTGCTTCACGGAACTTCCATGAGTTATGAAGTTGAAGATGGGGTTCTTCACTTCTTCGTCAACTTCAATCTGACACTATCCCGCCCGTCCGAGGAAACCCCAATGGAAACCTTGGATGTGGATGTGGAGCCAAAGAAAGGGTGATTGAATGGCTACCAGAAAAAAAGCCACCACCGCACAGGAACCGCCCATCACGGCCCCGGTGGTATTCCCCAAAGAAAAAGTGTTGACCTTCAGGCGTTACGCCAACCGGCGTGATTTGCTGTCTATCCTTTTGGAAGATGGGAAGGAATACACCCATGATCAGATTGATGGGCTGATCAAAGATTTTTATGAAAGGTAAGGTGAACTAATATGGCCCTTGGCGGCGGCACCTTCTTGGTGCAGAACAAGGTTCTGCCCGGTGCATATATCAACTTCATTTCTGTGGCGCAGGCAAGCGCCACCCTTTCTGACCGTGGCATTGTCACCATCCCCCTTGCCATGAATTGGGGGCCTGAAGGCAAGATTTTCACGGTGGAACAGGCTGACTTCATCAAGAATAGTCAGAAGATTTTCGGCTATGCGTACACGGCGGATGAACTGAAGCCCATGCGTGAAATCTTCCTTCACGCCAAGACCGTTCATTTCTTCCGCCTTGGTTCCAGCGGCGTGAAAGCGTCCAACACCTACGCAACGGCCAAATACCCCGGCACCCGTGGCAATGATCTTCGGGTTGTGATCACGGCCAATGAAAACAGCACCGAACAGAAGCCCCTGTTCGATGTGGAAACCTTCTTGGGAACCGTTCAGGTTGATCTTCAGGAAGGTGTGGCCGCTATCACCGGCCTGAAGGCCAATGACTATCTGGATTGGAAGTCCAGCGGAACCCTTTCCTTGACCGCTTCTTTGCCCCTGACGGGCGGCACCAATGGCACCGTGGCCGATTCCGACTATCAGACCTATCTTGATCAGGCGGAAGCGTACACCTTCAACGCTATGGGTTGCACCGAGAGCAAGGCCACCATCACCGCCCTGTTTGCGGCTTTCGCAAAGCGTATGCGTGATGATGTGGGCAAGAAGTTTCAGGTGGTTCTTTTCCGCAAGCTGGCCGACTATGAAGGCGTTGTGAGCGTCAAGAACGGCCTGACTTCCGACAAGACTTCCACCGCCCTGATCCCTTGGGTTACGGGTGTGATCGGCGGCACGGCGGTCAATAAGAGCGCCACCAACATGACCTATGATGGTGAATACGATGTGGACACCGATTTCACGCAGACCCAGCTTGAAAACGGGATCAGGGAAGGTTCCTTCATGTTCCATCGTGTGGATGAAGCGGTGTGTGTCCTGACCGACATTAACAGCTTCATTTCCATCACGGATGAAAAGTCCAGCGACTTTTCCAGCAACCAGACGATCCGAGTTTTGGATCAGATCGCCAATGATATTGCCGTTCTGTTCGGCAAGAAGTATCTTGGCAAGGTTCCCAATGATGCCGCTGGCCGGATTTCCCTTTGGAACGATATTGTGAAGCACCACACGGAACTTCAGGATATTCGGGCCATTGAGAACTTCAGCGGCGAAAATGTGACGGTTGAAAAGGGCGATACCAAGAAATCCGTGGTGGTTACTGATTATGTGACCCCCGTGAACGCTATGGAACAGCTTTATATGACCGTCTATGTTCAGTAAGGAGGTACAACCATCATGGCAGATAGAACCATCATGAACGCCAAGGATGCTGTTTCCGCTTCCTTGGCTGAATGTTTCGTGACCATCGGGGATAACCGTTACAACTTCATGCAGGCTATCAACCTTGAAGCCAACTTTGAGAAGAACAAAACGGAAGTTCCCATTTTGGGCAAGACCGGCAAGGGCAATAAGGCCACCGGCTGGAAGGGTACGGGTTCCGCCACCTTCCACTATAACACTTCCATCTTCCGTGAGCTGATGAAGCGTTATAAGGACACCGGCGAGGATGTCTATTTTGACATTCAGGTGACAAATGAAGATCCCACTTCTTCCGTGGGCCGTCAGACCGTGATCCTGAAGGATTGCAATACGGATGGCGGCTTGCTTGCCAAGTTTGATGCTGATGCGGAATACTTGGATGAAGATATGGACTTCACCTTTGAAGATTTCGAGATGCCCGAAACCTTCAGCCTTTTGGCCGGTATGCAGTAAGCAGAGCGCCCCGGCCTTACTTCGGTAGGAGCCGGGGCCTTTTTTCGTATCAAAATATAGGAGGAAAAAACAATGAGCCTGTCCGCTTTTTTGGCTGAAAACGCCGTTCCCGTTGAGAACATCAAGTTTGTTGCTTCCAAACGCTTCTTGGGTGAGGATGGCAACCCCATTCCTTGGGAGATCAAGACCATCACCGGCACCGAGGATGAAGCCCTTCGGAAGTCCTGTGCCAAGCGTGTTCCGGTTCCCGGCAAGAAGAACCAGTATCAGAAGGAAACCGACTATGATCTTTACCTTGGCAAGCTGGCCGTGGCTTGTACCGTGTTCCCCAATCTGAATGATAAGGAACTTCAGGACAGCTACAAGGTCATGGGCGCTGATGCCCTTCTGAAAACCATGCTGACCCCCGGCGAATATGCCGAATACCTGACCAAGATTCAGGAAGTGTGTGGTTTTGATACCACCATGCAGGATGAGGTTGATGAAGCAAAAAACTGATCTGTGAAGGTGATGGTGAAGCCAACATTGCTTACTATTGCCTTCACGAACTTCATTTAACACCTTCCGCCTTCTATGCTTTGCCCCGGCGTGAACGGGCCTTCATCATTGCGGCCATTGATGTTCGGGTGGAAGCTGAAAAGAAGAAGCAGAAGGAAATTGAACGCAAACAGCGCCGGGGCCGACGCCATTAAGGCCCCGGCTATTCTCCAAGAAAGGTGGTGATCCCTGTGGGAACTATCCGAACCGCTATTGCCCTTTATGATGGTGTTACCAGCCCCCTTCAGAGTATGCACAAGGCTATGGGTGTTGTGCTGAACACCTTTGAATCCATGCAACAGGCTTCCGGTAGAGCCGTTGACACGGCGGCAATCCGGGAAGCCCGTGAAGAATGGGCGAAAGCGGGAACCGCCTTTGATGCCATTGAAGAAAATATCAGGAACGCCAATAATGAACAGCAAAAGTTCAATAATTCCATTCGTGGGGGTAACAATTCCGCCAATGGACTTCTGTCCACCATCAAGAAAATTGCCGTTGCCGCTGGTGGTATCGTCGGGATCAATAAGGTGCAGAACATTTCGGATAAATTGGCAAGCACCAAGGCCCGGTTGAATCTGCTGGTGGATGATGGCGGTTCCGTGGATGTGTTGGAACAGAAGATCATGGCTTCCGCCCAGCGTTCCCGATCCGTTTACTTTGATACCGCTTCCGCCGTTGCGAAACTTGGCTTGAACGCCGGTAACGCCTTCAACGGTGACATGAATCAGGTCATTGCTTTCATGGAGCAGGTGAACAAGCAGTTTGTTATTGGCGGCGCTACGGCCCAAGAGCAAAGCAACGCCATGATCCAGCTTACACAGGCAATGGCGGCGGGTGCGCTTCGTGGTGAAGAACTGAACTCCATTCTGGACGGTGCGCCGGGTATCGCAAGAGCTATTGAAAAGTATATGGGGATTGCGGAAGGTTCCATCAAGACGGTTGCACAGGAAGGCAAGGTAACGGCTGAAGTGGTGAAGAACGCCATGTTTGCTATGGCGGATGAAACCAACGCAAAGTTCGATTCCATGCCCAAGACTTGGGCGCAGATTTGGGCCGGGATGAAAAATAAAGCCCTTTCCATGTTCGCCCCGATTCTGACCAAGATCAACCAGATTGCCAATAGCACCAAGTTCCAGCAAGTTACCACGGCCCTGATCAATGGGCTTGCGGGGGTTGCAAATGTGGCTTCTTCGCTATTGGATATTCTGATTTCCGTTGCTTCGGTGATTGTTGATAATTGGAGTTGGATTCAGCCTATCATCATGGGTATTGTGGCCGCTATGCTGATTTATAACGGTGTGGCGCTGGTGACAAATGCCATTATGGGTATTCAGGCAACGGCCAAGGCCGTTCATGCGGCGGCAACTGCTATGGAAGCGGGAGCCACTTTCACCGCTACGGTAGCCCAGCAGGGCCTAAATGCGGCGCTTTTGGCTTGCCCCCTTACATGGATCATCCTTCTGATTATCGCCGTCATTGCGGCTATCTATGCGGCGTGTGCGGCAGTTGCCAAGTTCACCGGAATTGCAAATAGCGGCTTCGGTGTGATTTGCGGGGGAATCATGGTTGTGATTTCCTTCTTCAAAAACCTTGGCCTGTCCGTGGCGAATATTGCCTTGGGTATCTGGAACGCTTTGGGGGCTTGTGCTTCCAATATCGGAACCGCCTTCCATAATGTCATTTCCAATGTTCAGGGATGGTTTTATAACCTTCTTTCTACGGCCCTTACAGTTGTGGCCGGTATTTGTGAAGCCCTGAACAAGTTGCCCTTCGTTGAGTTCGACTATTCCGGGATCACCAGCAAAGCAAGCGAATATGCGGCCAAGTCCGCTGAAGCCTATGGGAATGTTGAGGAATATAAAAGCGTTGCCGATGCCTTCAATGAAGGAATGTCTACCTTTGACACCTTCCAAGATGGTTGGGCCGCTGATGCTTTTGCTTCCGGTGCCGCTTGGGGTGATGGTGTGGCCGATAAGGTTTCCGGTATGTTTGATTTTTCCGCCTTGGATTCTATGGGGGCTGATTCTTTGGATGCCTTCAACCTTGGCAATGATCTTGATAGCATTTACGGGAACACCGGCGATATTGCAAACAACACAGCGGCCACCGCTGATGCCTTGGATATTGCTGAAGAAGATTTGGCCTATCTTCGTGACATTGCGGAGCGTGAAGCAATCAACCGGTTCACTACCGCTGAAATCAAGGTTGAACAGCACAATGAAAACCACATTTCCAAAGATGCTGATTTGGATGGGATCATGGATGCTTGGGCCAATGACTTTGCTGAAAAGCTGGAAGTTTCTGAAGAAGGGGTGCATGAGTAATGGCGTATAAACTGTATATGGCGGGAACGCTTATGCCCATCACCCCTTCCAAGGTGACGGTGAAGATCAATAACCAGAACAAGACCATGACCCTGATCAACGGGGAAGAAATCAACATTCTGAAGGCCGCTGGCCTTTCGGATGTGTCCTTTGAATTGGTTCTTCCCCAAGTGTCCTATCCCTTCAGCAACGGTGGGGCGCAAAGCGCCGCCTATTACCTATCCTTGTTTGAACGGCTGAAGGTGAGCAAGACCCCGTTCCAATTCATCCTGAACCGGCAGAAGCCCGGTGGCGGGATGTTCCATTACACCAATTTGACCGTTGGCCTTGAAACCTATGAAATCACCGATGATGCCGGTGAAGGCTTTGATGTGAAGGTGAAGATCAACCTGAAACAGTACAGAGCCTATGGCACCAAGACCGTGGCCGTGCAACCGGCCAAGACTTCCGGGGGAACCGCCACCGCAACGGTTAAGGCGGCACCCCGGCCCACCACAACGGCCCCGAAAGCCGCCACCTATACGGTGAAATCTGGTGATTGCCTTTGGAACATTGCCAAGAAGCAGTTGGGCAACGGGGCCGATTACACGAAAATCTATAATCTGAACAAGGACAAAATCAAGAACCCGAACCTGATCTATCCCGGTCAGGTTCTTACTTTGCCTTCCTGAAAGGGGTGATTCCGTTTGGCAGTTGAATTGTTCATCCAGCATAACAGCACCATTCAATTCCCCGTTGTCGAGGAAGGCGCAAAGTTGACCTTGGAACGCAAGGGAACCCCCGGCAAGTTAGAGTTCACCGTTGTCAAGGGGCCGGGGCTGAACTTTGCTGAAGGTGATCCGGTGAAGCTGACTGTGAACGGAACCGCCATGTTCTATGGGTTTGTGTTCAAGAAAAAGCGTGACAAGGGCGGCACCATTGATGTTGTGGCCTATGATCAGTTGCGCTATCTGAAGAACAAGGACACCATCACGGAAGAAGGGCTGAAGGCTTCCGACCTTCTGAAGCGCATTGCAACAGATTTCCGGTTGAACCTTGGCACGGTGGAAGATACCGGTTATACCCTTGAAACCATCGTGGAAGAAAACCAAACCCTGTTTGATATGATCCAGAGCGCCCTTGATGAAACCCTGATGAATACCAAACAGCTTTATGTTCTGTATGACGATGCCGGGAAGCTGACCCTGAAGAACATCAATACCATGAAGCTGAACCTTCTGATTGATGAAGAAACCGGGGAAAACTTCAGCTATGAATCCAGTATTGATGAACAGACCTATAACAAGATCAAGCTGGCCTATAACAATGAAAAAACCGGTAAGCGGGAATTGTTCATTGCACAGGACGGGGCGAAAATGAACCAATGGGGTGTTCTTCAATATTTTGAAGAAGTTCAGACCAAAACGGGCGCTTCCGCCAAGGCGGATGCCCTGTTGAAGCTGTACGATCAGAAAACCCGCAAGCTGACCATTCAGAACGCTTTCGGTGATGTGCGGGTTCGTGCTGGAAGCGCCGTGGTGGTGGCCCTGAACCTTGGGGATATTGTCACCAACAATTACATGGTGGTGAACAAAGTCACCCACACCTTCAGGGGTGATGAACACATGATGGAACTTGACCTGATCGGGGGTGAATTTATTGCCTAATCCTGTTGAAGTTGTGAAACGGGCGGCGGTGGAAGCTGTGGAAGCCGGAAAGCCGGTGAACATCCTGTTTGGAACTGTCCTTTCCGCTTCACCCTTGAAAATTCAGGTGGATCAGAAATCCATCTACACTTCTAAAATGCTGATCCTGACCCGGAATGTGACTGATTTTGAAGTTGATATGACGGTAAACCACACCACCGAGGACAAAGGCGGTGGTTCTGGTGCGGCGGCGTATGAAGCCCACAAACACGCCTATGTTGGTAAGAAAACCTTCAAGGTTCACAACGCTTTGAAGGCCGGTGAAAAGGTGCTTCTGATCCGGGTTCAGCAAGGAAAGAAATTCGTGGTTATTGACCGAGTAAAGGGGGCTTGATGATGATTCCGCAAGTGCAGGATGATATTAAACAGGATTTCACCATTGAAACCCTTCCAAGCCGTACTTTCAGGATGAACCACAACAACCTGACCATCATCGGCACCATTGATGAAATCCAAGCTGTGGAACAGGCGGTTTTTCTGATCCTGAACACAGAACGCTATGAATGGTTGATCCATTCTTGGGATTATGGGGTTGAACTTCATAATCTGATCGGGAAAGATGTGGAATACTGTATTCCCGAAATTGAACGCCGGGTTCGTGAAGCCTTGCTTCAGGATGATAGGATCACGGCGGTTCAGAACTTTGAATTTACGGTGAACAAAAAGAAAGTGCTGACTACCTTCACGGTGGTCAGCATTTTTGGCGAAATCAATGCAGAATTGGGGGTTGAAATCTGATGTATGAAGCACAGACCTATGAAGCAATCCTTTCCCGGATGCTTCAGAAGGCGCTTTCTATCAATGGCAATTTGGACACCCGTGAAGGTTCGTTGGTTTGGTGCGGTGATGCCCCCGCCGCCGTGGAATTGCAGAACCTTTATATTGCCCTTGATACGGTGCTGAATGAAACCTTTGCAGACACCGCAACCCGCCCTTATCTCATTTTGAGGGCGGCAGAAAGGGGGCTGAAACCGCAACCGGCAAGCCCCGCCGTGTTGCAGTTGAGCATTACACCAACCACCTTGCACCTTCCCATGAACACCCGCTTTTCCATTGGAGAACTGAACTATTATGTTTCGGCTGACCGTGGAAGTGGTAAGTATGAAATCACCTGTGAAACCGCTGGTGAAGCCGGTAATGACTACACCGGAACGGTGATTCCCATTGAGTATGTGGACGGGCTTGAAACCTGTTCCATTTCCGCCGTGGTGATCCCCGGTGAGGATGAAGAAGATACCGAGGTTTTCAGACAGCGTTACATGGATAGCCTGAACGCCCAAGCCTTCGGCGGCAACCGTGCGGATTATCTGGAAAAGGTGAACGCCATTCCCGGCGTGGGCGGTGTGAAGGTATATCGGGTTTGGAACAGCGATTTGAACCCGGCCAAGCTGATCCCGCCCACGGGAACCGACACTTGGATCAGCGGCCTTTCCGGTGTGTCCGAGGAAATCAAGGCGTGGTTGGATGCCGTGTATGCGGCGGGAGCCAATAGCAAGCTGACCGTGGGCGGAACCGTGAAGCTGGTGATCATCAACAGTTCTTTCAAGAAGCCTTCGGAAACCCTTGTGGGTCAAGTGCAGACCGCAGTTGATCCCCTTCAGAACGCCGGTGAAGGTGTGGGCATTGCCCCCATCGGCCATGTGGTGAGGGTGGAAGGCGTGGGTGACTGTCTCTTATACACATCTGACGCTGCCGACGAACTCTAGGGTG